AGAAAAATGCAAGACCAACTCTCAGGACAAGGACAAGGCCCGGATCCTCTTGTGTTGCTCAAAGAGTTGGAGCTTAAAATTCGTGCTGAAAACGACAAAGCGCAACAACAAATTGCTCAACAAAAGCTACAACTTGACAACCAAAAAATTCAGGCTACCATGTCGGCAAATCAAGCAAGGATACAATCGCAAGAACGGATTGCCGCAGAGCGTGCGCGGGTGTCGAGGGAGCGTGCTTCTTTGATAGATCAGAATGCAGCACGGTCGCAAAACATTCAAGTTCTAAATCAAGGAAGACGTGGTGCCACTTAAACCGGGGAAAACAGCAAAGATCATTTCTGCCAACATTGGGGAACTCATGTCCGCGTATGAAAAGACGCGTAAGATTGGCGAAAGTCGTCCCAAGAACTCTGCTGAAGCAATACGTCAAGCTTCTGCAATTGCCTACAAAAAGGCAGGGATGCCTTTGAAAAAGAGGGCCGGGGGCATGGTCCAAGGTTCTTTTGGCGTGGTTAAAAAAAGGGACGGCAACCGACCAGTCAAGCTTTACTAGATGTACATCCCTTCAAACGGGGGAAATCGTTTGTTTTCATGGAGTTATACCATGCTTGAGTTTGCTGAAAAAGTTTTGAAAGAAATAAGAAAGTTACGAGACGGCACTGAATCTTTGCTTTTGAGCGGATCTGTCCCGGATATGGAGAGGTATCGTTTTCTCATGGGGCGTCTTGAAGCAATCAAACTTATGGAGTCTTCCATCAAGTATCTTTTGAATGATTATGAAAGGACGGAGTGATGTTGACTGCTTTAGAGCGCAAGTGGGAACAAAACACACGCGAGTCCATGCTCGAAAATGCCTACAACGAAGAGGGTCATTTTGACCCTGAAAAAATTTCCTCTGATGTGCGAACGCGCCTTCCGGTCCCTACAGGTTGGCGCGTGTCTCTTTTGCCCTATCGTGGGGCGCAGAAAACAAAGGCAGGAATTGTTTTGTCAGAAGAGACACAGCGTCGCGCACAGGTTGCCACCACTGTGGGTTATGTGCTACAACTTGGTCCATTAGCTTATTTTGACCAGGAAAAGTTTCCCAAAGGCCCTTGGTGCAAAGCGGGGGATTGGGTTGTTTTTGGGCGTTACGCTGGAGCGCGTATCCCTATTGACGGTGGGGAAATAAGGTTCATCAATGACGATGAAATTTTAGGTATCATTCAAGATCCGCAAGATATCTTGCATATGTAGGAGAAAACATGAGCATTGAACGCGAGCAAACTTTTGCAGTGGGGGAAAACGAGTCCCCTGCGACGGTTGTTTTAGATCAAGAAAAAGTTGAAAGTAAAGAGGAGGTAAAGCCTTCTTTAACAACTACAGAAGATCTAGAGCAATACAGTGATAAGGTTCAAAAACGGATAGACAAGTTGACTGCGCGGTTGCGTGAGACCGAGCGCAGGGAGGCTGCGGCGCTTGACTATGCACGGCAGGTTCAAGCACGAATGGCTCATGCGGAGCAACAACTTCATCAGACCAATTTTGCTCGTGTAGACGAAGCCAAGGGAAGGATTGATACGCAATCTCTTGCCCTAAAGCAGATCATTAAAAAGGCCCGAGAAGAACACGACATTGACACAGAGACCGAGGCGCAAGAGCGTTTGACCGCGCTTCTTGTTGAGCAGCAAAAAATACGTGAGGTAGACAACTCCCGTGAAGCTGCTCAACAACAGCTTTTAGCCCAGCAAGAAGCATGGAAACAACAACAAGAAAGGCTTCTTGCTCAATCGCAACAAGCACAACAACAGGCGCAGGTTGACCCTCGAGCAGAGGAGTGGGCAGAAAGAAATGAGTGGTTTGGGCAGGATGCGGCCATGACAGCTTCTGCAAGAGCCATCCACTTGCAAATGGTCACAAAAGAAGGATACAATCCTTCCAGTGACCTTTATTACCAGGAATTGGACCGAAGAATTCGTGAAACTTTCCCAACCAAGTTTTCCTCCAGGGGCACGCGTCACGTGCAAACGGTTGCCCCTGCCTCACGATCTTCTGGGATCAATGCTTCTGCACGCCGTGTAGTTAAGTTAACGCCTAGTCAGGTAGCTATTGCAAAAAAACTCGGTGTTCCTCTTGAGGAATACGCTAAGTATGTGAAGGATTGACATGGACGAATCGACAGAAGATGTTTCCACGGTAACTTTGCCGAAACTTCGCCGTGAATCCCGTGCTGCAATGCTTCGGGAAAAAGCTGCGCGTCGTAAGCCTTGGTCGCCTCCTTCCAAACTTGACGCTCCTCCTGCCCCAGAAGGGTTTAAAAACCGCTGGCTCCGCCGTGAGATCATGGGTATGGATGATCGAAGCAACATTGCTTCTAAACTCCGTGAAGGATACGAACTAGTTCGTTCCTCTGAGCATCCTGATTTTGTTGCACCGACAATGGAGGAAGGCAGACATGCCGGAGTTATTAGTGTCGGTTCTGTGGTTCTTGCTCGCATACCCGAAGAAACGGTTACCGAACGCAATGCTTACTATCAAAACAAGGCCAACGACCAGCAACGTGCAGTTGACACAGAGATGTTAAAGTCTAACGCACATGAAAACATGCGTATTTCTTCTCCCGAACGACGTTCCCGAACCGTTTTTGGAAGTCGTTAAACCACTTACTTTTAAAGGAACAACAAATGGCTAACGTCAACAAGCCTTTTGGGTTGCGTCCTATTGGTAACTTGTCTGCTACAGGTGCTCAAAAGCAGTTTGGGTATGAAATTGCAGACAATCAAGCAGGCGCAATTTTCCAAGGCGATCTTGTAACACTCAAAGATGGGTTTATCTTAAAGTTTGTGCCAGCCTCGCATACTGCGGCAGTGGGCGTGTTTAACGGGGTGTTTTACCTTGATCCAACCACGCAAAAGCCTACCTTTAAGAACTTTTACCCTGGTTCCATCAACATTACGCAAGGCACCATTCAGGCGGATGTTTTGGACGATCCCAATCAACTCTTTTTGATCCAGGCAGATGAAGACGTTGTTCAAGCTGATTTTGGCAAAAACGCGGATGTCACTGCTTCGACTACAGGAGACACAACAACTGGGGTTTCTAACATGACGCTTGATTCTTCAACGATTGCAACAACTGCGGCGTTGAATCTCAAGCTTGTGGCCAAGTACAATGTTCCAAACAATAACTTGGCAGAAAACTACACTGTTGTGGTGGTGAAAATCAACGAACACCTGTACGGCAGTGCCGGTGTTGCTGGCCAGTAAAGGAGCTTAATCATGGCAATTTCACGTGCACAACTGGTCAAGGAACTTGAACCAGGACTCAATGCCTTGTTTGGTCTTGAGTATAAAAATTACGACAGTGAGCATCTACAGATTTATACTGTAGAGTCTTCTGATCGTGCTTTTGAAGAAGAGGTGATGGAGTCCGGGTTTGGTGAGGCTCCGGTGAAAACAGAAGGTGCGGGTATCATGTATGATTCCGCTCAAGAGGTTTACACCGCACGTTACACTCACGAAACAATTGCTCTTGGGTTTTCTTTGACAGAGGAAGCGGTTGAAGACAACCTTTATGATCGTTTGGCTGGCCGTTACACCAAAGCACTTGCTCGATCCATGGCTCAAACCAAACAGATTAAAGCAGCGGCTGTTTTGAACACCGCCTTTACTACCTCCATTGGTGGTGACGGCAAGCCTCTGTGTGCCCTTGATCATCCTACACTTGGCGGTCCAGATCTTGCAAACGAACTAGCTACTCCGGCAGATCTGTCTGAAACTTCCCTTGAACAAGCCTTAATTGACATTGCTGCTTTTACAGACGAACGTGGGCTTAAGATTGCTGTTCAAGGTCTTAAACTCATCGTTCCAAGGGAATTGATCTTCACCGCAGACCGCATCCTGAAGTCTACTTTGCGGGTAGGTACAGCGGATAACGACATCAATGCCATCCGCAACATAGGCATGCTTCCTCAAGGGTATGTGGTCAACCACTTTCTGACAGACCCAGATGCCTATTTTATTAAAACGGACGCACCAAACGGCATGAAGATGTTTGAAAGGGTAGCTTTGAAAACAGGGTTTGAAGGCGATTTCGATACGGGCAACATGAAGTACAAAGCTCGTGAACGTTATAGCTTTGGTTTTAGTGACCCTCGTGGTATTTTTGGAAGTCCAGGAGCGTAAGAAACAGGGAGGTTGACAACCTCCCTGTTGCATTGTAGAGTAAGATATTCCGGGCTAACCCGGCGCATCAGACAGTCCCGGCTGACGTACATGCAGACTGATGCGCCGATATCGCATGTAGAGGAAGGTCATGGCAAACACAACTTTTAGTGGTCCAGTAAACTCGACCAACGGTTTTGTTGGTGAGGTTACGGGCAATGTTACAGGTGCAGTGCTCGCCACCACACCTGTTAATGCTACTGATGCAACTTTAACCGTTACAAAAGCGTCGCATGGTGGACGTTATGTAACCTTGAACAGAGCGGCAGGCGTCACTGTAACTTTACCGGAAGCTTCTGGAACAGGTACAGCCTATTCTTTTGTGGTAGGCACAACGGTTTCCAGCAATACTACGGTAATTAAAGTGGCAAATGCTTCTGACACCATGACAGGCACTGCCTATGTTGTGTCGGACAACTCCGCCGCTGTGCTAGGTTTTAGAACCGCAGCCAGTGATGACACAATTACCTTTAACGGAACCACTACAGGAGGTTTAAAGGGAGATGTTGTGCATGTGGTGGATGTTGCTTTAAATCTTTTTTCTGTTACGGTTTTGACAGCAGCAACGGGAACGGAGGCTACCCCATTTAGTGCCACTGTTTAGTGCCACTGCTTTTTAATATTTTCTTGGCCTTGAGGGGTGCTCCATGAGCAACAGTAACATTCAGGCAGTGACCAAGACAACGGACGCACATGCCGTTGCTGGGCGAACTCGTGTTGTGGGTCTTTATTTTACTAACACAGCAATCGCTTCTTCGTTTTCTTTGAAGAACGGGTCAACTTCTTCTGGAACTGCTTTGTTGACCATCACAACACCTGCTGAGGCAGGAGGAAGAGATCTTGTCATCCCTGACATGGGTATACTGTTTGATGAAGGTGTGTTTGTTGACGTCAATAATGCAGAAGT